AAGAAGGAGATGTCATTTGACGGAGACCTATCGTACTTGAACTTATCTTGGACCCCGGTCCCAATCATACCCAAGTTCGTTGATATTGTTGTCAACGGGATGGCAGACAGAAACTTCAGCGTAAAGGCTGTTGCACAGGATGCGATGGCCGCTGAAAAGAGGTCTCAGTTTCAGGACATGATTGAGGGCGACATGGTTGCAAAGGACTTCTTGATCCAGACAAAGGAGCAGTTCGGAGTGGACGCTTTCAACACTAATGTTGAGGACTTGCCATCGACCGACGAGGAGTTGCAGCTTTATATGCAATTAAACTACAAGCCTAGCATCGAGATTGCCGAAGAAGAGGCGATCAACACGATACTAGAGCAGAACTACTATGGAGACATCAAGAAAAGAATTAACTACGACTTGGCAGTCCTGGGTGTGGGTGGTGCAAAGCACAGCTTTTTGCCAGGGGCAGGTGTTAAGGTCGACTACGTTGACCCAGCCAACCTGGTCTACAGTTACACCGAGTCACCAACATTTGAAGATTGCTTTTACTATGGTGAGGTAAAGCAGGTTCCGATCACTGAGCTGATCAAGATCAAGCCAGACATTACCAAGGAAGAGTTGCACGAGATATCTCAGTTGGGATCAGCATGGTACAACTACTATGGCATTATGCGTGCTTACCGCAACGACATATTCGCCAAGGACAACGTAACACTTCTTTACTTCAATTACAGGACAGACAAGAAATTCGTTTACAAGAAGAAGTTCTTAGACAACGGAGGTGAGCGTGTTATCCGCAAGGACGAGAACTTTAACCCGGAGGTGACTCCAGATGACAGGTTCGAGAAGGTAGAGAAGAGGATCGACGTTTGGTACGAGGGTATCTTGGTAATGGGTTCAAACCACTTAATCAAGTGGGAGCTTTCCAAGAACATGGTAAGGCCAAAGTCTGCGTCTCAGTACGCATACTCTAACTACGTTATGTGTGCTCCACGCTTGTACAAGGGAGTTGTTGAGTCATTGGTACGCAGGATGATCACATTCGCTGACTTGATTCAGATGACACACCTTAAGCTTCAACAGGTCTTGACTAAGATCGTCCCAGACGGTGTATTCATCGACGCTGACGGACTTACCGACGTTGACTTGGGAAATGGTGCCGCTTACAATCCAGAGGATGCCCTACGCATGTACTTCCAGACCGGTAGTGTTATTGGTAGAAGCTACACCTCTGACGGTGAGTTTAACAATGCACGTGTACCTATTCAGGAACTAAACGCTAACTCTGGTCAGGCAAAGATTTCTAGCTTGATCGGAACATACAACCATTACCTTTCAATGTTAAGGGACGTTACCGGACTCAACGAGGCCCGTGACGGATCTATGCCATCGTCTGACGCACTAGTTGGTGTTCAGAAATTGGCTGCGGCTAATTCAAATACTGCCACAAGGCACATCCTTGACGCTGCACTATTCATCACAAGAAGACTATCCACCTGTATATCTGGACGTGTGTCAGATATCTTGGAGTACGCTGACTTCCGTGAGGAGTTTGCTAACCAGATCGGAAAGTACAACGTACAGATCCTAGAGAGCGTTAAGGACCTTTACCTGCACGACTTTGGTATATTTATCGAGGTATCTCCAGACGAGGAAGAGAAGCAACAGCTTGAGGCTAATATACAGATGGCATTGTCTAGAGACCAGATAGGCCTAGAGGATGCGATCGATATCCGTGAGATCAAGAACTTGAAGCTTGCCAACCAATTGTTAAAGGTTAAGCGCAAGGAAAAAGAGAAGCGTGAGATGGAGAAGCAGCAGCAGATCTCTCAGTTCCAGTCGCAGTCTAATATCGAGGCCGCTAACGCTACAGCTCAGGCCAAGATGCAGCAGATTCAAGCCGAGACTCAGTCTAAGATCGAGATCAAGAGGGCAGAGGTTCAGTTTGACGTGGAGAGAATGCAGCAAGAGGCGCAGATCAAGCTTGGTCTTATGCAGCAGGAGTTCCAGATGAACATGCAGCTCAAGGGCGTAGACATGCAGGGGCTAACCGAAAAGGACAAGATGAAGGAAGAGGCAAAGGATAAACGAGTATCTTTACAAAATACACAGCAATCAAAGTTGATCGAGCAAAGAAAAAACAACTTGCCACCGGTAGACTTCGAATCGAATGAGGACACCCTTGATGGATTTGACCTAGCGTCATTTGAGCCAAAATAGTGTGTCACAATTATTCGTAAATTTGTGACAAAATAATTAAATCTAATATGACAAACGAATTTAAAGTGCGTGCTATCTCTTTTGATGAGGAGAAATCCGTTCAAGAGATTGAGGAGCAGCTATTGAAAGAACACGAAGAGAAGAATGGTATCTCTTCAGAGGAAAAGCCAGTAGAGACCACAGTGGTGGGATCGGATGGCACGATTGAAAAAGAAAGTGTTGAAGAGACTCCGGGGGCAACCCCAAGAGAATTGGAAGACACAGACGTTCTTACATATCTTAAAAATCGGTACAACAAGGAGATCAACTCTGTAGATGAGTTGTTTTCCGCAAGAAAAGAGGCCGAGGAATTACCAGAGGACGTGTCCGCATTCTTGAAGTTCAAGAAGGATACAGGACGTGGTTTCGAAGACTTTGTTAAAATCAACAAGGACTACGATACAATTCCCGCCAACCAGTTGCTGATCGAGTATCTTAAGGAGACCAATCCCGACCTAGACGATGATGACATCAAGTTCGAGGTAGAGAGCAGGTACTCTTACGATGCTGAGTATGACGACTCGAAAGAGGTTAAGTCAAAACAGATCGCAATGAAAAAAGATCTTGCCAAGGCCAAAGAGTACTTTAACAACCAGAAAGAGCAGTACAGAGTTCCTCTTGAGTCAAGAGAAGGCTTTGTTCCAGAGGGTGAAAAGAGTTCTTACGAGGCCTTCAAGAAGTATTCCAAAGAGACCGAGGAAATGCAAAAGCAGCAGATGGAGCGCTCAGAGTTCTTTGCAAAGAAGACAGAAGAAGTCTTCAACGACAAGTTCAAAGGTTTTGAATTCAATGTCGGTGAGGGTGATGTATCTTTCAAACCTAGCAACCCAGAACAAATGAAGAAAGCTCAGTCCGATGTCAGCCAGTTTATTGGTTCGTTCTTAGATGAGAATGGATTTATTAAAAACGCTGAAGCATACCACAAATCAATTGCCGTTGCAATGAACCCAGACAGCTTCGCCAAGTTCTTTTACGAACAAGGAAAAGCTTCTGCAATCGATCAAGTAAGCAAGGAGTCTAAGAATATCCAGATGGATATCAGGCAGACACCGCAGCCGACCATGACCGGTGGATTCAAAGTAACTGCTCTTGACAATGACCACGGTTCTGGACTACGTATAAAAACACGTAACTAAAAAAACTAAAAAAACAAAACTATGTCTGGATCAGTACAAGTGAGCCCAGGGTATGCTATTACCCCCTCATCCGTTAAGGCTACATTGCCTTCCAACTACATTACCAACTTCGATTTCTTGAATCAGTATCTTCCTGATACCTACGAGAAAGAATTCGAGCGTTACGGTAATCGCTCTATCGCATCTTTCTTACGTCAAGTAGGAGCTGAGATGCCTTCTAACTCTGACCTTATCAAATGGGCAGAACAAGGTCGTTTGCACACTAAGTATGCAAGCTGTACTTCCGCTGCTGCTGCAGGTTCAAGCACTGCTACATGGACTGTCGCTGACTCTGGTATTACTGCATGTAACTTCCGTATTGGTCAAACTGTCTTCTTGTCAAGCAACTCTGGTGTTGCTAGCGACAAAGCTATCATCACTGCAGTATCTGGTTTGACTTTCACTGTAGCTTATTATGCTACTGCTGGTCAGGTTATTGCTGTTTCTACTGGATCTACTGCATTCGTTTACGGTTCTGAATTCAAAAAAGGATCTAACGGTATGGCCGGATCTTTGGAAGCTCAAGATACTTTCTACGATAACTCTCCTATCATCATCAAGGATAACTACGACGTATCTGGTTCTGACATGGCTCAGATCGGATGGGTAGAAGTTACTACTGAGAATGGTGCTACTGGATACTTGTGGTACATCAAGTCTGAGCACGAAACTCGTTTGCGTTTCGAAGACTACATGGAAATGGCCATGGTAGAAGGTGTTCCTGCTGAAACCGCTTCTGGCGCTATCGCAGTAACTGGTGATGTTGGTAACAAAGGAACCAAAGGTTTGTTCTACACAGTTAACCAACGTGGAAACGTTTGGGCTGGTGGAAACCCAAGCACTTTGGCTGACTTCGATGCTATCATCCAACGTTTGGACAAGCAAGGTGCTATCCAAGAGAACGTATTGTTCTTGAACCGTAACTTTAGCTTTGACGTTGACGACATGTTGGCTGCTCAAAACAGCTACGGTGCTGGTGGTACAAGCTTCGGTTTGTTCAACAACGACGAGAAAATGGCCTTGACTTTAGGTTTCTCTGGATTTAAGCGTGGATATGAGTTCTACAAGACTGATTGGAAGTACTTGAACGACGCTGCCCTTCGTGGTGGTATCAAAGGTGGTGAAATCAACGGTGTGTTGGTTCCTGCTGGTTCAACTACTGTTTACGATCAAGTTATGGGTAAGAACGCTAAGCGTCCATTCTTGCACGTTCGCTACCGTGCTAGCGAAACTGAGAATCGCAGATACAAGACTTGGATCACAGGTTCTGCTGGTGGAGCTTCTACTAGTGACTTGGATGCAATGAAAGTTAGTTTCTTGTCTGAGCGTGCATTGTGCACCTTGGGAGCGAACAACTTCTTCTTGTTCAAGACTGCCTAATCTTAAATAGGTTATCACACAAAGGGGTGGGTACAATGTACTCACCCTTTTTGTTTATATTTGTACCAACAATTAAATCTACTTATGATAAAATCTACAAATGAGCTAAAGGACAGGGTATTTGTCCTAAACTCCGACACGACCCCGTTAACTTATGTGTTGCCATCCCGCAACACCAGAAGGTTCCCACTACTCCATTTCGATGGAAAGACTAACCGTGCGCTTCGTTATGCAAGAAACCAGAAGTCAGTATTTGAAGACGAGCAAGATGACAACGCGATCATCGAGCCAATCATCTTCGAGGATGGCGCTTTAGTGGTTCCTGCGAACAATCCAATCTTGTCACAGTTCTTAGACATTCACCCATTGAAGGATCAGATCTTTATGGAATTGAATCCAGAGAAAGAAGCTATGAACGATATTGAGGACATGAACGTAGAGCTAGACGCTCAGATCGCTGCTAGAAATATGGACCTAGATACCATGTTAGCTATCGCTAGATTGGTGTGGGGCCCTATCGTAGACACGATGACCACTCCAGAATTGAAGAGAGATGTATTGTTGTACGCAAGAGAGTATCCAATACAATTACTTGAGATGTTAAACGACCCATCATTGACTGAGACAGCTTTGGCCTCTAAGGCGCTTTCTGAGGGCTTATTTGGTATGCGTAACAATAACCGTGAGATCTGGTTCAATATGACTGGAAACAAGCGCAAATTGATGAACGTGCAGCAAGGCGAGGATGCCGTGTATGTTCTTACCGCATACTTGGAATCTGCCGAAGGGAAAGAAGTTTTGGAAATGGTAAAATCTAAACTTTCTTAACTATATTTGCAGCACTATGCAAAAGTTCCTTAAAATCTCTGCAAGCTCAACTGGCGATGTTCTAGTTGGTCTTGACAACATCGTATTGGTGTCTGCTACTACTAGCACCGTTGTTTTGACTTACAGCGCAGGTTCTGCTTCAGCCGATATCTGCACTATCACTCACACAACTGATGCTACCTTGGCAACCCGTGATGCAATTTACGCTGCTATCCAATTGGGTAACGAGGCTTCCTCTAACCCAACTGCGTTTGTGGTTCCAGTATTGCCAGCCGGTATTACTGTATCTACAGTAGTAGTTGCTTAATTAAGCTATTAACGATGTAAGGCCATCTCGAGAGGGGTGGCCTTTTTTTGTTATCTTTGTGAGAACATGATTAACACGGTTAGAAATACTGTTATGGCTATCATAAACAAGGATAACAACGGTTATATTACACCGGAGGAGTTTAACTTGTTTGCCAAGCAGGCTCAGCTAGAGATATTTGAACAATACTTTTACGATTATACAAATTGGGTCAACAAGCGAAACGCAAGGATGGCCAACGATGGATACTCGGACATTCAGAAACAAATTGCAGAAAACATTGATACATTTAGCGCTCAGGCGACTCTTGCGTATAATTCTGGTGCCGGGGCTTTTACTGCATCTGACGATGCTTACTTTGTTAACGTTCTACTTTACAATAACAAAGAGATTGAGTACGTGGCTCACACAAAAATTATGAACCTTATCACGTCAAACTTGACGACTCCTACTACATCGTATCCTGCGTACTATGAGAAGGACCACCTTTATTATGTATATCCAAGCTCAATCCAAGCCAATGTTAGTGCTCTGTACGTTCGCTATCCTCTTGATCCTAAGTGGACATACACTGTCGTGTCTGGGTCGCCTATATTCAACCAGTCAGCTCCTGATTATCAAGACTTTGAGCTTCCGCAGAGCGCACAAAACGATGTAGTTTTCAAGATCCTTTCATACGCTGGTGTTAACATCCGTGAGAACGATGTGGTTCAATTCGCAATGGCCGGAGATAACGCAGAACAAACTAAGCAAACCTAATGTCATATATAAGTAACCAGCAATACTACTCAGACCCTAACAATAACGGGGACTACCAGTATGTCAGCCTATCTGATGTAGTGAATAACTTCATGTTAATGTACGTTGGTGACGACAAGTTGATCGGTACCGTTAACAGGTATAACGTACTGTTCTACGCCAAGCGTGCAATACAGGAGCTGAACTATGATGCTGCAAAGAATATCCGTGTACTAGAGTTTAAGATTGGGCCGGACCTTAAGTTGATATTGCCTCCAGACTACATGAACTACGTTCGTGTGTCATTGGAGACAGAGGGTATCTTGCACCCATTATTCGAGAGCAAGTCAGTAAACTACGCAAGCACATACTTAAAAGACTCAGCTGACAATATTCTTTACGACCAGAACGGAGAAGTACTTACAGGTACCTCCGAGCTAGACATGAAGAGACTGCAAGGATATCCAAAGGCATTGTTCAACGGAGACGCTTGGGCAAATGGCAAGTGGGGATGGTTTGTAGATGGTCTTTGGTATTTCAACTACAACCTAGGTGGATACTATGGATTGAATGGCGAGACAGCAAATGCCAACCCAACATTTAGAATCGATCAAGGATCTGGAGTAATCAACTTTAGCTCACAGCTTTCAGACCAGTTATTGGTGATGGAGTACATCTCCGATGGTCTTGAGAACGGTGATGACTCTTTGGTAAAGGTGAATAAGTTTGCCGAGGACTTCATGTACAGTTATATTAAGTGGGCTATATTAAACAACCGTGTTGGTGTGCAGGAGTATATTGTTCGTAGAGCAAGAGAAGAGAAGTCAGCCTTACTTCGTAATGCCAAAATCAGAATGAGCAACTTGCACTCTGGCAGATTATTGATGGTATTACGGAATCAATCTAACTGGATTAAATAATGCAATTAACAAGAAGCCTAGTAGCCGGAATAATGAACAAGGATCTAGACGAGCGTCTAGTTCCAAACGGGCAGTATCGTGATGCCCAGAATGTAACTATTGGTACCTCTGAGGAGGCCGGTATTGGAGCCGTGGCTAACGAGCTTGGCAATAGCCAGGTAAGCGGGCTACAGACCGCCGCTAGAGCTTTCTCTGGTGACAACACGTTCTCATTAACAGGTGCCAAGACCATCGGATCAATATCCGCTCCCGCAGAGTTTTTGATTTTCTGGTTCGTAAAGGCGTCTACTGGAAATATTATAGCATCTTACAATGCACAGACAGGACTTACATCGGTCCTTGCAATGGACACCAGGGCTGGATCTAACAATGTGTTGAACTTTAAGGTAGACTACTTAATCACAGGTGTAAACTATATCAGTGGTCTATTATTTTGGACAGACAACTTAAACCCACCAAGAAGGATTGACACCAAAGCGTTCTACGCTTACAATAACTTCACAGAGGAGAGCATCAATGTCATTGTAAAGCCACCATTGGCTGCACCTACATTGGGCCTTAGGATAGACTCTAACGCGTCAAATAATATCAAGGACAAGTTCTTGTATTTTGCATACAGGTACAAGTACATGAACAACGAGTACTCATCTTTCTCTCCGTTCTCTGTGGTCGGTTTTGAGCCGGACACGTTTACATTCGACTATGGCACAGGTGTCAACAAGTCAATGCAGAACAAGTATAACTTAGTTGATATTTCGTTTTCTATTGGTGGATCAAACATTAAGGAGATTCAGTTGTTATTTAAGGATTCTGCAAGCACCAACGTAAATGTAATTGAGAACTTGGTAAGGGCAGACTTGGTTTTAAACAACATCCAAGGCGTTACATTTTCTGGAACCACTGCTACATTCTCTGGATTTTCCAATAACAAAGTATATGGTGTATTGCCATCAAACCAGCTTACAAGGTTATTTGACAACGTACCATTGAAGGCCAAGGCTCAGGAGTTGATCGGGAGTCGTATAATTTATGGAAACTATACCCAGTTTTACAACATAGTAAGCACTTCAGGAAGTAAAATTGTTCCAAATTATATTGTAAGCGTTATCAATGAAAGCAAACTAAGCACTACATATGTAGTTAACAACCCCGTCAAGACTCTACACTCCAATAGGGGGTATGAGGTTGGCATATGCTACATGGATGATTATGGCAGAATGAGCACTGTATTAACATCATCTACCAATACTGCAAGCATTCCATCATTAAATTCAGATACAAGGAATTACCTAAAACTTACAATAAAAAATGAGGCACCGGTATTTGCTACCAAGTACAGGGTTTTTGTAAAACAGGCTAAAGGACAGTACTACACGATATTCCCTAACATTTTCTATACTGACGGAATATACACATACTTTATGATCAATGAGTCTGACGTGGACAAGGTTCACTCCAATGACTATATTGTATTCAAGGTTAATCCAAATGGTATTACATATAGCAACACGGAGTTTAAAGTACTTGATGTAAGTGTAAAGCAAAAAGACTTTTTAAACAATAAAAAGACGCAGATATCCGGTGTTTACATGAAGGTAAAGACCGATGGTAATACCGCATTTTCTGCAGCTAATTTAATTGTAAATAAAACGTCAAGTAGGGGAGTCACCTCTGCAAGGAAGTCTAAATATGCGGCAGGTTTTACTTGTAAATCTTTAGGAGATCCTGGAGTTTTGCCAATATTTTTTCCTCATTCATTTACTGAAGACCCTATTTTTTATGGCGCAGGATTAAATGACTTGGCCACGGTAAACAAGTCAGACAAGGTATTAGTGGATAGGCGTATAAGAATTGAAATTGACGGAAGAAATGCATCTGGTGTAGATACATTTAAAGTTTCGGTTTTATCTACAGACGTTGCTGGGGTATCTCTTATTCAAAATGTAGTAATTACAGGGGCCAATCAAATAATATCTGATGGCATAAAAACTTTGTGTACAGTTAAATTTGCTAAGACAACGGGGCATACCATTGGTGATTCTTGGAGAATAAACCAAAGATCAACTTGGACAGACCCTGCTGCTAGAAGTGTTTTTGACGGGCCATTGGTTTTCACAGGTTTTGATGATCCCTTTGGTGGCATTACTGTTTTCCCAAAAGACGCTACGTCTATTAACGGAGGCGCTGTAATTACTATAAAGATAAACGAAACAAGAGTTGCCGGAGGAGAGAGCCAACCAGAGCAAACATTTATTTCGTCAAGAGATTATATAAATATTGAAGAATGGTTCTTTGAGGATTCAGTATACGAGCAGTTTACAATGACCGCACGCAACCAAAACCAAGGCGCCCAGACAGTATTTTTTAGAAGATGTAGTAATTACCGAAACATTCAGTCTGGTAGTCAGTCTTGCACTCAAGTAGACCAAACAGACAATGGTGACGTTAGAATGTTTATTCGTGGTCATGCAGATGCAAATAGCGATGACTTTAAAAATGGAAACTCAATTTCTTGTATTAGGGCAATTCTTACGGTTGATTGCACAATTACTCAACCAAAAAATAAGACAATAATTGAGACTCAGCCAAAGAACACCGATATTGATATATATCATGAAACAGAAACTTTCAGCGTAACAGATGGTCTTCATTCTGGAAACGTTCAAAATCAAACTCGTGGTGGATCCGGTTCAACACAGGCCCCCGCTATTTTAACATTAGATAATGTATATAATGCATATTGCTTTAGAAATGGTGTTGAAAGCGATCGTATTCGTGATGACTTTAATGGATCGTACATGCAGTACAGTCCACGTGTTTCTTCTACAATTGAGAATTATGAGCAGGAACATGTTCCACATGGACTAACTTATAGTGGTGTGTTCAGGCAAGACACGGGCACAAACAGACTTAACGAGTTTAACCTGTCTACGGCTAACTTTAAGTACGTTGACCGTTTCTTTGGAAGCATCCAAAAGCTTTACGCTCGTGACACGAACTTGATTGTATTTCAAGAGAACAAGATATCTACCGTTCTTTACGGAAAGAACTTACTAAGCGATTCTGCCGGTGGTGGAGCTATCGCTAGCGTTCCGGAGGTATTGGGAACACAGATTTCATTTGTTGGTGAGTACGGGATTAGTTTAAACCCAGAGAGCTTTGCTACATGGGGTAATGACATGTTCTTTACAGATGCAAGGCGTGGCGTTGTATTGACCATATCTGGAAATGACCTAGGAGAGATTTCTATCCAAGGGATGAAGGACTGGTTTAGAGACTTGTTCATTACCGGAACTAACAAACAAAAGATTGGAGTATTAGACCCTTATAGCCAGATGTATGTACTAACGTCAAACGATAGCACATCTGTTCCTTGTCAATTGTCCGTATCTCCAACGTCCGTAACTGTTGACAAAACATCTCAAACGACCAATATATTTGACATATCTTCCAATTCTGGATGGGTTATAACTGGCATACCTGTATGGATGACCGTATCTCCATCTAGTGGAACGGGAGACCAAGATGTTGTTGCTAGCTTTACTCTTAATAGTACAGGGTCTTCAAGGACTGCAACCCTTACTATAACCGCATCTTGTGGAAATGTTGTCACAGTTGCAATAACACAAACAGGTACCGTAGTTGTTAGAAGAGGGTCTGTTGTCGTGGGTTCTACCACAGACAGCGGAACTGTTAGCTCTCAGAAGTACAATTACAGTAGCTCTGGAACTAATGGATATGCATTTACTGATACATCTTTTACAAATGGATCTGTTAGCTTATTCGATACCCTAGGAGCCCCTGCGGGGACTGCTGGCGTTCCAAAGCCGGGCGACACGGTGACTTTGTATGCTTATAACACAAGCACAGGCATTGCTGGCGACCCCGGAAACCCATTTCTACCGGGACTTGGAAATAAAGCTTACTACCTAGTGTCTAATACACAATACACAAGTGCCGACTATTTAACAATGCTTGCACTTGCAACTCCTGTAACAATGACACTTGCTGGCTCTGAGTACAGCGGTACGTTTACATATACCACACCATCATCAGAGCAGTACCTTTACTTGCTTTGGGATTATAGGAATATTGTAGCATGCGGATCTACTGCATCTTACTCTGGAACTGCCTTGACATCTGGAACGACCGTTACCATGGGCTCTGCAAATGGAAACGTTACGTTTAACTACGACGCACAGTCTACACCAGATAGGTTTGTCATCACGTTGAACGGCGCTGTTGTTGCGGATAGCGGTTATGTTGGACTTAACACACTAGCAAACTACAACGCATTGATCGCTGCCGGTGTTTCTGCTAGCGACATCAAGCTGGTTTCTCCTTACGATGGGCTAGTCAACAATAGCACGGGAACTTTAAAATTCACAAAGACACAAGTCGGTGACCCAATACTTACTGTTTACTCTCCACTATCATCAAATGGATGGAGCGTTGCTACTGCGTGTGCAGGTTTAAACACGGTAACGATTGATACCACGAACGGGACTTTGGCAAACGTTTGCTCTCAGACACCTGCCACTGTTAAGTATCACAATGGACAATCAGCAACACCTACTGTTGGCGTTATAGTTTATAACGAATCAACTGGGTCTACTGTGTATAACGGAGGAAATGCGTACCACAAGTTTGGCACGTCTTACGCATTTATTACATCGTCTGGTGTTATAACAGAGATTGGATCTTGCGTATGCTCTGAGACGTTCTCTCCTATTGTTACAATGTCTAGTATTGAGATTGGTATTAGCTCTACCGTATCTATCAAGGTATCCGCAACTAATAACCCAACAAGCTACAACTTGGTTACTACCTGCACGAGCTTTACGTTCTACGGAGGTACAGATGGGGCGGTATTCTACGGTGCAAATTGTGAGACCGGGTACTATGAAACATTCCCAGTATCTGCATATGCGACAAGTACAAAGTGTTACACGGCGGGAACTGTGACAAAGATATCTGGATCTGCCGATGCTACGCTAGATGCTACGGGGTCTTGTGGAGAAACTTCTTTGCCGTTTGGTATTACATTTGACAGCTCTACTGGCTTCTTGTCTGGCATTGCGGAAGTTCAAGGACAGTACAAGGCTACCTTCAATGCTACCAACTGCTTTGGTACGGGGCCAAATACAACCATAAACATCTCGGCTGTTGAATTAGATGCTCCGGCAACTGCATTTCAAATTAATGCAAGCTCTCAAGCAAATGCTGCAGCTGCATGTGCACTAACCCCAGCCGTATGGGTTACCCTTTACCATAATGGATACTACACGTATCCAATACTTGGTGACACGGTTTACATTCAGTCTAGAGGGGGAAACACTTTTAATGGAAATAACTTATGGTATGTTATCAATAATAATCAGTCAATTCAGATCAGCACTGACGGGGTTGTCACTTCGGTTTTCAACTGTGGCTCAACGCCTCCAACACCTCCAACACCTCCAGCCGGAAACTACTACACCGCTGTTCTATGTAATAGCACATACAGTGCCGTCCTTTACGATGCTGTAAGCCGTGTGATTTCACCTGGGACTAAGCTCAAGACTACCGATGGCAATTGCTGGACTGTGGGGGCTGCGATAGCTCCAATATCTACTAGCTTCAATGTTCCGACTACCATTGTTACATACGCAAGCTGTGCAGCATGCACTGGAGTTACTCCAACGCTTACAGAGGTATTTTTGACCGACTCTGGAAGTAAGGCTTCTGTATGTGCGTCAACCGCTTACTACTCTTACTGGACAGATGGTACTGTAGGGTCTAGCGGAACATTGTACATGAACTCTTCTGGAACAATTGTCGCGTCTGCTGGATACTATAAGAACCAAGCAGCTCCTTCGAATGCTTACTACTGGAATGGAACGGCCTGGACACTAACAGAAGCCTGCTAATGTCGTAACTTTGCGTAATGGCTAATTATACTCTTACATACTCACCACTTCTTGACGGATGGACATCGTTTCACTCATATTTTCCTGAGTGGATGGAACACATGAATAGCTTCATGTACACGTTCAAGAACGGAGAGATGTGGAAGCACAACAGCAATGCAACTCGCAATAGCTGGTACGGTACTACTTACCCATCCTCTGTTAGCGTTATCTTTAACGACTCTCCAAACGAGCCTAAGATGTTCAAGACTTTGTCTTATGACTCAGACCACAAGTGGAATGCTACGGTAATCACAGACCTTAACGCTGGTTCTATGGACAAGAGTTACTTTGAAGAGAAGGAAGGTTTCTACTTTACGTACATAAGAAGGAATACCGGTACAGTTGACTACAAAGCGATGTCAACTCAAGGTGTCGGTAATGCTAGCGCTGTGACATTGGTCGGTGTAGCCACTTACAGGATAGACTTTACATTCGACATTGGGTCTATCATGAGCGTTGGAGACCTACTATACGTAGTTCCGTCTACCACTCCTCTTGTATCGGGACAGATCACCGCATTGACGTCTAATTCTATTACAATCGTCATTGTAGTTGGTGGTACAATTCCTGTGGCAGGTAACTTCATCATGTTCGTCAAGGACGCAGTTGCCGAGTCTTACGGAGCTAGAGGTTACTACATGGAAACAACACTCACAAACACTGACACAGAGGCTGTTGAATTATTTGCAATTTCTTCACAGATATTTAAAAGTTACCCATAACTTCGCTATCTTTGCGTAGCAATGGGTTTTCAGGCAAGGTTTCTTACAGAGAACGATTACGACAACATCTTATGTGGATGGTGGTCTGATTGGAGATGGACGCCTCCTTCCAAAGACTTCTTGCCAGACAATGGCAATGGTGGGGTTATCGTATCAAAAGACGGTACCGACATCTGCGCTGGATATCTTTACTTTACCAACTCTAAAGCAGTGTGGGTAGAGTTTGTGGTGTCTAATATCAATTACAAGGACAAGGATAGAAAGCAAGCTATTATGTTCTTAGTTGACACATTGACTGAATATGCGAAACTAAACGGAGCGAAGTACGCTTATGTTTCTTTGAAGAGCCAGCCACTGATCAATAAGTTTATTGAGTGTGGCTTTCAACAGGGCAGCGTTGGTTGTACGGAGCTCATAAAAACATTATAAAATGCCGGCAGTAACATCAATCATAGCAGCAGCAGGAGCCGCAGCAAGCGCTGGACAGGCAGTTGCTGCCAACCAAAGAAGAAAGAAAGACGAGGCAGCAGCTAAAGACGCTGCATCACGTCTTCGTGGTTTAACAGAGACCGACTATTCAGCTGGTCTTCAAGTCCCAACGATGGGGTATAACTTGGCTCAACAAGGGATTCAACAACAAGAAGCATCTGGACTACAATCTCTAAGAGAGGCTGGGGCCGCCGGTGTTATTGGTGGTGTCCCATCTTTAGTTCAAGCAGGAAACCAGGCAAACCAAGAGCTGTCGTCAGATCTTCAGCAGGCCCAGTATAATAGAGATTTGTACCGTTCTCAGAATAGACAGGGTATTGAAGGAAGAAGAATGGAAAGAGAATTTAACTTAGGAGATTCCGAATTGTATGGAGCTCAAATGTCTGCACTTCAAGACAAGCAAATGGTAAACCAAGGCGTTGCAGGAGCTTTTTCTGGGCTTACTTCAATGGGAGAGTCTATTGCAGCAAACCAGGATTTGTATAAGGAACAAAAATTGGCTGCAGATTTGAGCCAAATAAAGCCAATGGGTATAACGACTACCGCAAAACAGGTAGTGCCAAAATCTCCTTATACTCCAGCACCTGGGTTGTCATATCCAGCGGGAGTAATGGGTGGTTCGAGAAGGGTTAACCCGGCTAATATGAGAATGAATTCTGACGGAACTTTTAGCTTTATAGACTAACCATGCCAGAATATTTAGGTTATCAAGGAAGACCCCAAGGGGTTGATTGGGCTGGAATAGCGGACAAGGCTATTACTGGTCTTGATGCTATAAAGAAGGACCGTGAGGCACAGCGTGCTGCTCTTGAAAAGTCTGCCGACGACTTAGTATCTGCGTCCAAAGAATACAAGCCAGGCCAGTCAGGAAGCTTTAACAACTTGATTTTGAGCGGTGCGGACCGTGTAAGGACCAATACGTTAGATCTAAAGAAAGAGCTAATGGCAGGAAGGATCACTCCTACCGAGTACAAGTCCCGCGTTGGTAAAATGTCCGAGGACTGGAAATACCTAGGAGACTATGCAAAGTCTTACAATGACATCGTAAACAAGCAGGTAGAATATTTAAACGACCCAAAGGCGTCTGCACTTGGTCAATACTTTTTACAGAAGCAGGCTAACCTTGCTGATGTAGCAAACAAGCAATTGATTGTAGATCCCAATACCAATGGTATTGTCATGACTGACCCTGATACTGGAATGGTTGTTGACTTTAAGTCTCTTCTTATTCCGGAAAATCAAACACCAGAAAAAGTAGACTTGCTTGGTCAAGTTTCTGGTTTCACAAAGAACCTAGGCGCTGTTACTGGATATGACAAAGGTTTCTGGACCAAGTCGGCACAGTTGAACCCCGCATACACAAAGGCAAAGCAAAACTTTGCAGCTTCATTGTTAAAGAACCCAAGGTCAGCCGCAAGTATATTGTCTGATTATGTTGGAGATTACGAGTTCTACGAGACCGAGCAGCAGAAGAAGAATATCCCATCCGGCAAGGGCATTCAGTTGGTCATGGGACCAAATGGTATTGCCACGCCTAAGCTCACCCCAGAGCAGCTAAAGGCCGCTCAATCTGTAATCGAAAGAGAGGTAGATGCAGAAGTGGAAAAGCTCAGAGAACAGCCAGAGCCTATCAAAGCAGCTAGTGGTAGCGGTGGAGATGGAGGAAGTGGAGGGGCTAAAACTCCTAATTTAATAATGGATTATGCATCATTTGCTGCAGAAGATCCGGTTTTTGCAAATGCTATATTAAAGTCTAGAGCGCTCCCTGGAGAGCCGAACTCTTTTGTAGAGAAAGTAGAACGAGGCAGTGATGGTAAATACAGATTTTATACCTATGGATACTCCGAGCCAACTGAGAAACAGAAGGCAAAAGGAGAACGTCCAAGGCCAAGTAAAGCTGTTGTTACTAGAGTTGTAAACGGATCTCAGATTAGAAGTGTTTTTGCGGACATACTAGCAAAATCACAGTCTGTAGACAAGAATGAGGCATGGAATCAAGGGATATTACCACAGGACTATAACCAAAGTTATGTTAGAGGTGGTCAATCTTACAGGCCTAATACAAGTACAACTCAAAAGAAAAAATTACCAGGAACATAAACATGCCAAATAAAATAGACGCTCTTTACTCAGAAGTATCCAAGTCATACGAAGTAGGTTCGATTGACGACTTTAAGAAATATTTGGCCGATCCTAAAAAGAGGCAGTTATTTTTTAAGGAAGTAATTTCACCTGAGTACGACGTGAAGTCTATTGATGACTTTGACGAGGCATACGGATTTAAAAAAAAAAGTACGGAGTCTCTTTCTCAAGGGGCTCAAAAAGATATTTTCTCGGTTTCTGGAGAGACACCGAAAGCTGGGCCTTCGGCGCCTTCTGTAAGTCCTCCAAGTAATAAACTTCAAGAGGAATTATTCCAAAAGTCAAGACTAGCCGCTAGCGCATTTGTTAATCCAATGAAGCCGGGGTATACCCCTGTCCCAGAGGCCGAGGCAAAGAAAGCTTTTTACGGCAAGGCTAATGTAGAGTCGGGAACTCTTAGGGGGATTCCTGGCGAGACAAAGAGCACCGTAGCCAATCTTAACGACAAGTATAAAAAACTTGGTGTTCAATTTAAAGAAGCTCCTAGTAAAATTCAGAAAAGTTTTGGATTAGGAGACATTGTTGTAACGGCAGACGATGGGTCTACGCATATTGTTCAGTCTACAGGTGCTGATGAAAAATTAAGAGAAGAGGAAGCAAAGTTGCAGGAATTCCTAATGGGTAAGTCTGCTGGTGCAGAAAAGAAAGAGGTAACTCCTATGGATTTCTTGATGATGTCAAGAGATGGTATATCTCCACAAGAAGAGGGCAAGTTTAAAAGAGTATACAGCCAAGAGATGGTTGACAACTCTATTAAGTTTGCAAATGACGAGTTAAACAATACAAAGAAAGCTGTAGACTATATCAACAAAGAGGTATCTCAATTGAATGAAGAAGCCAAAAAGATATCTGAGATAGTTGCAGTAAGTGGAGTTACTCCAGAAATTGAGGAAACGTACAACTCAATTACTCAGAGATATCAAGACTTACAGGCAAGAGCAGATGAAAGAGTTAATTATGCAAAAAGCATAGCCACATTAGCTGATGAAGGGGTGAAGAAAGCAGCTGGGGAGAACACTCGTCTTTTGTCATACAATGGAAATATTCCTAGCGCATTGTACAACTCTCTTTTGAAAGGAGCTAAAGATTTAGTTGGTGGAGCAATGGCTGCACTTCCAGAGGTGGCCGATATTGTTACATTAGGTGCTTCTGAAAGTTTTTATGGAGACAAGGTGCAAGCCAAGGAGGATTCTAAAAAGTTTCTTGACGAAATATATGACAACTTAAAAGCAGATGGTGTTTCAAAAGAATACACAACGCAGGGCAATATGGCGTGGAAAGCCTTGTTCTCTGTTCCAGAATTTATACCATCTTTACTAGTTCCTGGTGGAGCTGCCGCTAGAGTAACAGCTATGACTACTCAGGGCATTGGCAGACGATACGAGGAGATGAACAGTAATCCAGAGACAAAGAATCTTATCGAAGAGGAAAAGTTCTTTATGGCTGCTGGGCCAGCATTGGTAGAGGCCAAGCTCGAGAACTTTGGTTTAACACAATGGCTTGGTGCCAATAAAGGATTGACATCTTCGATATTTGTTAGTGCACTTTCTAAGGTAGCTCCAAAGGCTGGCATAAGAGGCCTTAACAAGATCATCAATGCAGAGATAAATAATTTGGTCTTGAGAGGGGCGGCCAATACGGCTGGTGCAATGATAAGCGAGTTTGAAACAGGAGCTCTTCAAAACATTTCAGAGACTGCGTTTAGAGATGCATACGAAATAGCGAAGGATAAAAACTTATTCAAGCAGCCTGGGTTTGGTGAGGATGGATTCAAGAAAGCGCTGTTAGAAGACGCAATGCTAGAGAGTCTGGGGGGTATGTGGATGGCTGGAGCTGTAAATATCGCACAGCAAACATCAAGCTACATTACTGGAAAGTCTAATACAAACGAAACGTTTAGACTTGTAAAGCAAATACTTGCAGACGAAACTACATCAAAGTCTTTGATCGCTACTCTAAAGTCTCAGATAATGGATGGAAAGCTTTCTAAGGAACAAGCCGTAAATACCATTAACAACTTTAACGAGGCCCGTGCTATAACAATGGAATTGCCTCAAGACCTTAGCGAAGACAATCAAAGAAAAGCGTTTGACTTAATTGCAGAGAAGCGTAAGCTTTCAAAACAGATTGAAGGAAAAGATCCTTCATTAGTAGATAAACAAAAAACGCGTATAACCGCAATTGACCAAGAACTAAAAAACATATCAAATGCCGTTCAAGAGCAAACAGCAGGTCAAGTACCTGTACAGTCAGAAGCCAGAGTTGGCGAAGAAGTGGTCGAAGGAAAACCCCAACCAGAACCTAAAGTCGTTGCCGAAGAAGGTCAAGTCGCAAAAGAAGAAATAGCCACAAGGCAAGGCGAGGCCGAGTCAAAAATAAAAAGAAAAGATTTATTTGATGGCGTCGGAACTTTTTCAAGGCAGCTAGGTGGTAGCGATGTAGACGCTGTTCCGGTATCTCATTCAGAGAATAACGGAATAGAGTTTGTTCAATACGCAAACCCCAACACCGGATCTATAGATGTCGTTGTAACGGGTACTTCAGAAAATGACTATGTAGGATTTTATAGGATTTACGAAAACGGAAAACCTACAAATAAATGGAGTTCAAAGTTTGAAAACCAGTCAAGAAACAAAGAGAACTTTAAGACTATGATCAGTGGTGTACAGTCAATGTTGCCAAGTGATCACGAGTACACAGAAAAAACAAGCATCTCTACCGATGGACTTAGAGTTTGGAACCAGCAACTTGGGCGAGGTTATGAATTGCAATTTGACGAAAAAGGAGATGTAGTAACAAATGAGGTGTCCATCAATGGTGATGCAATTGTAAATGAACTTGGTATAGATGTAGTTCCAGGAAATTTTCAGAATATTTCGGTGACAACAAACGATCAATTTGACAAGGCAAAGAAAGCCATTCTTCCATACTTAGAAAGTATGGGACTTGGTGAGTCTAATATCAAATGGGAAAATGGAACCGTAAAGATAGACTTACCAGTATTAAAAAAGAGTGCTACTGTTAAAGATCAAAAAGAAGTATCAGTAGATAAACAGGCAATTGCCAATAACACATCACCAGAAGTAGACTCTATTAAAAACGCAGCTGTAGACGTAGAAACTGGCCAGACGTTTAACATAGACGGAACTGTTTATACCGGAGGTGGATTAGTTGTTCCTGTTGCAAGCCAAAACTTAACACAAGAAGAGCTTACCCCAGAACTGATTGCTGACTTTGTAGAACAAAACAAAAGCAAGGTGGGGTCAAATGCTGTAAAGGTTGGAATTTATAAATTCCCGAATAGTAACAAAGTATCTATCGACTTAAACATAGTGGTTCCAAGAGAGAATAGAGAGGCCGCTCTTGAGTTTGGAAGATTGTCGGGACAAGAATCATTATTTGACTTGGATACCTTCGAGAACGTAAAGACTGGCGCAGATGGAAATAACCCGATAGAATTTAACGATGATCAATTTGTAGACATCGCAAAAAAGCTAGAAAGTGGAATTGTTCCAGATGTATCTGTACAAACAGAGTTCGACCAAGCCTTGAACAAGTCTGCCCAAGCGCTTAACGTGGTTGCACCGGATTTGAAGGTAATTGTTGGAGATAATATTGACGATGTACAGAACCAAATCGTAGAGGCACTAGCGCCATTAGTTGGCGAGAGACAGGCCGTGAAGGCATCCGAGGAGTTTGCCAAAGGCACTAGGGGTCAGACGATCTTTGTTGACGGAAAGCCAGTTGCTATTGTATTCGACAAGACTACCGCGGATAGCCGTACAATTGGGCACGAGGCATGGGAGACAATGCTGAACGATGCGTTCGGAAACGACCAAGCAAAGTTCAAGGAGTTTACAGCAGGCATCGATGCTCAACTAAGGGCTCAAGGATTTGGCGATATCGCTGATGCTTTGGACGCATTCGCTAGCCAGAAGGGCTACGAAGACGTAAAATACTCGGAGTACATGGCCGAGCTTGGAGGTATGTTGGTAGAGTCTGGTTTCGGAAAGGGACCACTAACGGCTCAACAAAAGACATTACTACAGAAGATCGGCGACATCATCAACAAGTTTGCTGAGCTATTCACAGGCAAGAAGCAGTTCTTAGATCAGGCGACCCCAGAGGATATCCTTGGATTCATGGTTACCATCTCTGAGAAGGTTACTAAGGGTGAGGACGTGTCAAGCTTCTTTAGACCAACTGAAAACACCGAAACAATAAAAGATACCAAGAAAGTGCTTTCAAATAGAAGCCAAAAGATTGGAGACTTTGATATTCAATACTTTGAAGACGAAGCTCAATTTAAGGATTTGGTTGATCGCGGATTAGTTGTTCAAAATGCATCTATTGACGAGGCTGCTGGCCAGCCAGTAGCTACGCATCAGCCAGACAATTTGCTTGTAGGTAATGTAAATTACAAAGGAAAGCAGATCATGGAAGGTAATGGTGGGATTTATTATGTATTGAAGTTTGGCAATGTATGGGCATCTGGAAAACAAACCAGTGCTAAAACTCTTTCCAATTACATAAACAAATCACGCAAGGAGTCTACTGACGGAATTGGCCGTATGGTCTTAGTTCGTGGAAGTCAAGACAAGATGATTAGTTCTGTTCAAGGAGTAAAGGCAGCAATGCGTATCCTAGAGGAACTTGTCTTTGACAATCTTATTTCTACCTCTGATTTCAGAAAAGCTTTGACAGTTGCAGGTAAGGCTTATAACATCGATTTTTCTGGAAGTAATTCTGCCAAGCAAATTCAAAAGGATATTGAAGACAAGTTCATGAACGTATCCGATTCTACATTTGCTAGACGTGGAGATTTCTTCAGTACACTTGTTAATGAGATTGGAAAGCTAGATTCTGCTAAGAAAAATATTAAGGAAATACAAAAAGCTTTAGGAGCTACTAAAAATATTCAGTTCTCAAAGGGTGGTATCCGTCAACAGATAGGAACAGTACTTACCGAAAGACTTCTTATTGGTCTTGATTCTGGAAATGCATATGCAATTGTTGAGGTAGATGAAGACGTTATAGTTAAGAAAGACGACCAACATCCAAGCTATCCTTTTTCTATTGTTACAAAAAGTGGTAAGCCACCAGTACTAAAGGTGTTCAACTATAGACCAAAAGCTATTGAAGCCATTACGACTATGTCTGGGGAGAAGGCGTCAAACGCCAAGCTTGGTCTTGCCCAAATGGGGATGGGCATGGGTCGTATTGCTTCTGACAAAGAGATAGTAGTTAAGTCACGCTCACAGAAGTCTGTGCCACCAGTAGTAGACGAGGTTCTTACCGATGACGGCAAGGGCAACTACCTGTTCGTTCACTACTCTGACGAGAATAGAGATGTGATCAAGCCAATGTCAGGATCTAAGAGCAACTTCACAAGCCGTGAAGAGGTATCTGCGATATCTGCCGTAGGTGGTGTTGCAATGTACTACACAAAGGCCGGCCAGAAAGAGAGCGGTGTTGGGAATGTTCCACACACAGTTCTAGTTCCAAAGGACAAGGTATACTTCTACGGAAGCACAGAAAAGGGTACTGTATCTCACGATCCAGAAGGATTCGAGGAAGAGGCAAGACAAAGATTCCAGGCCTACAAGAACCGTGGTAACGAGGACAGGCCAACAAAGTATGCGTTTGACGCAAACAACTCTGCAGCTTGGGTGACCAAGGTTGCCGCAGAGAACGGGTACGACATGCTTGTTACCAACTGGGGAGGACCAAAGAGCTACCGTGCACAGACAACCAAGACATTAAAAGCCGAGGACGAGTACACTGGTTTCAAGAAGCCAGAGCCTGTGGTATTTGAGGTAGGAGACGAGGTCTTCTTGTATGGAAGATATGCTACTATTGTAGCTGTTGATGGGGACGTCCTTTCGTATGAATCTCAAAACGACTTCGGAAGATTTGATACTGGTAAGTTCACGTTGTCACCATATACAAGCTATAAGATCACAATGATCGAGAAGGCTAAGCCGTCTGTTACAACTCGCTCTCAAAAGGTAGAGGTCAAGACCATCCCTGGATACGACAGAATGATGAACGAGGTCGAGGGTATCATGGACAAGAGCATCAATAGAGGCAGGTCTTATAATCAAACAAGCGCTAACGCAGTTGACTACATTCAGAAGTCATCTGTTTATGAAAGGGCAGACGATTCTCAGCGTGAGCAGATCATCCGCGACTTCAAGAAGGTCAGAGGCGAGAAGTTTAAGACCGCTCCATCCGTAGCCAAGATCATGGGCCAGATAAAGGACGTGAAGCAGGTTACAGTAAAAGAGAGCACAGCACTCAAGGATCAGATCAAGTTGGAGGCCAAGGCAGCCAGGGACTCTGCAGCCTTTGTAAAGCAGCTCCGCATGGACATCTCTGGTAGGTTGAAGTCTATGGTTGGACGTGGCATGATGTCTGCTAGACAGGCAACCGCTATTATCTCTCGTTACGACAAGATGAACATCTTGAACCCTGTGATGCGTGACCGTTTTGTAGACTACATGTCTAGGGTATTTCAGAGCGCTGAGTACATGGACAAGATCAAGGAAGCCTCAAAACTTAGGGCGTCTATCAAGAAGGCCATGAAGTCACCAGCAAACCAAGCAGAGATTGCAAAGCTTGCCAAGGACTTTGGAGACATCGACCCGTCTCGTGTAGAAAACATTGACGACTATATCAACAACGCAACACAGATGCTAAACGCAGTGGCCAGAAAGACTGGAGACCCATTGATGCGTAGCCTTGTTAACGCTGCTGACATGGCATCTTATATTGAGACAGAGATCGATTTACAGGTAGAGCAGATCAAGAACGAGCTACTAGACAAGTACAAGGAATTGGTTGACGCTGGTGTATTGTCAAGCAACATGACCATTAACGAGATCAAGAAAGTAATAGCCGCGATCGAGGAAAATGACAACGAGTCTGTTGCCAAAGAAGAGAAGGCCAAGGCAGCTGTCAAGGAAATGATGGCCGAGGTATCTCCATTTATCGTGCAGATCGTTAAGACCGGAGAGGATCCGTTCACAGGCGAGCCTATATCACTTACGCAGGACGAGAAGAAGTCATTGATCGCATTGACCAATATTGACACCGACAGTCTTTCATTGTCAGAGGCATTGCAGGTCCTTGAGTATGCCAACAACTTTGTCGCTAATGGCATTACCTCTGGTATCGATGGAATGGTAAGCCTTTACCAAGGTGATTTAAATGTAGGAGAGTTAGTAAAAGCTGGTATATTATCAAAGGTATTAAGCAAGTACTTCTCTAAGCCAGTTGGCAAGGTGTGGGGCGAAGGATTCGCAACATTACCAATGCTTAACAAATTATTATGGGGTAATACTAGACTTGCTATACTTGTATCTGATAAGGCTGGTATCAACGGAGTGTCCAATGGTAAGGCCAAGGCACTGAAGATGGTTGACACGGCTGTTAAACAGTACGTAAAGCTATTCTCAAAGACCAAGGACTTCTTGTCAAGTGAGAATGTTGTCGAGCGTGGTGTGTTTGCATTCATGTCTAGAAACGTGATCGGCGATGAATTCCAGGCGCAAGACGAATTTAATAGGCGCAAATCACTCATTAAGGAGACAATCCAGGCGCTAACTGACGTAGATAACAACACTGACGCTGAAATCAAGAAGGGCGAAGTCATTCAAAAGGTGTACGAAAAGGTCTTGAAAGATGCCAAGAATATTAATGACGTCAAGAAAAACGTAAGCCAGATAAACCAAGACGCCGTAAACTGGTGGATAAACAAGTGGTCTGAGAACTTTGACCGTATCGACGAGGTATCTAGAAACGTGTACAACACACAGCTGTCTAGGGACATTGACTTTACACCGGACAGGTTCCAACTAAAGGAGGCTCCAACAGCTACTGAGGAAGACTTTGAGTCTGGATTCTTCGGAAACTTTGAGTACGTTGACACGTCTAAGTCTGGATCACTGAGAAAAAATAACCGTATTTCTAATCTTCCAAAGGACAAGAACGGTGTTAAAACCCGTATAGTCAACCTTGACTTTGACGTTAACAATGTTAACGCATTGACAAGCGCAATGGTAGACGTAGAGACCGCTAGCTCTGTGATGCAGATGAAAGGTTTTGTTACATCTAAAAACTTCTCAAAGCTTTTCTCAAACAAAGAAGACAAGAACCTTTACAAGAAGAGACTGATCAAGTACGTAAACCGTGCCAAGGGTGGATCTTATGTAGACCAGAATGAGC